TCTTTTAGCTGATGCTATAGAAATGGGCGATGAGGATCAAATAGAAATTATTAAACAAGAGCTGTTTATGCTTAATCCATACTACGTTACAGAATACAATCAAGGTGGACATGTTAAAAGTTCAGCGGAAACTTCGGTTATTCCTGGTGCAGCAACTAAAGGCAGCGCACAGGGATCCACGATTCGCGGCCCACGGGCCAAGGGTTCAGCGGAAGGTTCCACGATATCAATGAAACCCATGAAAATGAGATCAGGTGGTCTGGCCAAGCGCGGGTACGGGAAGGCAAGGAGATAGATATGACAAAGTCACCCCATGAATTTGAAACTGAAGAAAATATTGAAAAGGCTTTAGAGGTCGGCAAGCTTAAAAAGAAGGTTAAAAAAATACCAAAAAAAATAAAAAAGCTGGCTAAAAGTGCATATACCGACCCTATTCAAACAACAGCGAAAAAGCTAAAGAAGGAGGTCACGGAAGGCACCCCAAAAAGATATAAAAAGGGGTTTAAAAAGTTGGTCAAAAAAAGCCCTGAGGAGATCGTAAAGGAATCTTTCAAAGACCTAAAGACCGCTGCTAACGCAATAGAATCCCTGATACCCGGAAGAAAAGAAGCTTACCTAAAAAGAAGTAAAGGCGGCTCTGTTAGAAAATATAGTTCAGGAGGCGCAGCCAAACGTGGTTACGGGAAGGCAAGGAGATAATGCATAACAATAAAAAAGGAAAAGGAAGCATGCTCAGCATCACCATTGAGCAAAAACCCATTAACAAGAAAACCATGGACATGATCAAGAACGCGGAAAAGACAGGCAATGTCGTGAAAATGAGAGCCGGCGGCGCAGCCAAGCGCGGTTACGGTAAGGCAAGAAGATAATGGCGGTTGATAAAAAAATTACCGGCGTTAAGGAAAATGTTTCCGTTATTGAAGACGATGTAAGCCTGAACGTTGAAGAGGGTGATGTTGTTAAAAGATTAAATGCGGAAGAGGAGATTGAAGTAGAGGAAACAGATGATGGCGGAGCCGTTGTTGACTTTGATCCGTCAGCGCCGGACCTTGAAGCGGGTTTCGCTGACAATTTAGCGGAAGTCCTAGATGATTCAGCGCTGGGCAGGATAGCATCCGACATAGTTCAGGAGTTTGACTCGGATCACGAATCACGGCACGAGTGGGAATTTGCCTATACAAAGGGATTGGACCTATTGGGCTTTAAGTATGATGAAAGAACGGAGCCTTTTCAGGGCGCAAGCGGTGTAACGCATCCACTGTTGGCGGAATCAGTGACAGCTTTCCAGGCGCAGGCCTTTAAGGAGCTTTTACCACCGGCGGGACCGGTGAAAACAGAGGTACTCGGAGTCGAAACACCGGAAATTATAGCGCAGGCGGACAGGGTTCAGGACTTTATGAACTATCAGATCACTGATAAGATGGAAGAATACACGCCTGACATGGATCAGTTGCTGTTTCACTTGCCTCTTGCGGGGTCCGCTTTCAAAAAAGTCTATTATGACGCTACAAGACAGGCGGCGGTGTCAAAATTTATACCAAGTGAGGATTTAGTAGTAAATTATTTAGCAACGGACTTGCAATCGGCGGAACGGGTGACGCATATTGTAAAAATATCAGAGAATGACCTGTTAAAACAGCAGGTTGCGGGGTTTTACAGGGACATTGACGTCAAAGTCAGCGATGACGAGACATCCATACAGAAAAAGTACAATCAGTTAGAGGGAATTAACAAAGTTGCCTATGCGGATGAGATATATACTTTATATGAAGTACATTGCGATTTAGACATACCGGGATTCGAAGATAAAGACGGGGAAACCGGGGAGCCTACTGGTATTAAAATACCTTATGTTGTTACTGTTGACAAAGGATCCAACAAAGTTTTATCCATCTACCGAAATTATAAAGAAGACGATCCACTTAGAAAAAAAATTGAATATTTTGTTCATTATAAGTTTCTTCCAGGTTTGGGTTTTTATGGTTTTGGTCTTATCCATATGCTCGGGGGTTTATCAAGAACGGCTACCTCCACGCTTCGTCAACTTATTGATGCCGGAACGTTATCAAACTTACCAGCAGGTTTTAAGGCCAGGGGAATTAGAATTGCCGATGATGATGCACCATTACAACCAGGAGAATTTAGAGACATAGACGCACCAAGCGGGGACTTGCGGGCTGGCTTAATGCCGCTTCCATATAAAGGCCCTGATCAAGTGTTATTTCAGTTATTAGGTTTTTGTGTAGACGCTGGACAAAAATTTGCAGCGATTGCTGATATGAAAATATCAGAAACAAACACAAATGCACCTGTCGGAACCACCCTAGCCATGATGGAACAAGGCGCTAAAGTAATGAGCGCAATCCATAAACGTTTGCATTATTCGCAAAAACATGAATTTAAACTACTGGCAAGTGTTTTTGGTACTTTCCTTCCTCCGGAATATCCATACATGGTGGTGGGTGGAAATCAAATGGTCAAGCAAACGGATTTTGATGACAGAGTTGATGTTATCCCTGTTTCGGACCCTAACATGTTTTCAATGTCACAACGTGTGGCACTGGCGCAAATGCAGTTACAACTAGCGCAAGCCGCGCCTGAACAGCATAATTTACAAGAAGCGTATCGTAGAATGTATCAAGCTTTAAATGTTCAAAACATTGAAGCGCTTTTACCTCCTCCTCCTCAACCCCAACCCGTTGATCCGGGAATCGAGAATGCTATGGCATTGGGTTTAAAAACTCTTCGCGCTTTTGAAGGACAAAATCATCAAGCGCACATTGACGCACACCGTGCTTTTATGTCGAGTTCATTGGTTAAATCAAACTTACAGGTCCTGGCTTTATTGCAAGGACATATTTCAGAACACGTTGCATTAATGGCACGTGAAGAAATTATGCAACAGGCAGGACCGCAGTTACAGCAAATGCAAATGCAAATGCAGCAAGATCCAGGGGCTGCGCAAAACCCTATGATGCAGCAACAAATGCAGCAAGCGCAAGCGCAAATTGAATCTCGCATCGCTGAACGCATCGCTGAGCTAACTAATAATATGGTAGCGGAAGAGCAAGATATGCTTGAGGCACAGGGTGCGGATCAATTAGTAGAGCTTCGTGAAAAAGAATTAGATATACAAGCAGCCGATGTTCAACGCAAAGTAAATGAAGGCAAAGAAAAAATTGCTTTAGATCAAATGAAGTTTAAACAAAAAGAAGAGCTGCAAACAGAGAAGATAGATTCTATAGAAGATATCGCTGAACTTAGAGCTCGTGTTACTTTAAAAAAAATGCAGGATCAGGAAAAACAAAAAAAGATGAAATATGATAGAAAATCCCGATAAATTAATTAATGAGGTTTATACAAAGGCTCGAGAAATCATAGAGACAGAAAAACTTAATCCTATTGATTTTTCAGGCGCTTTAATCAGTGTAGCCAAGCTTATCCTTGTGGAAACTGTGGGAGCCAAAGATGCAGAAATCTTATTTGATTTTGCTGATAAAAGTTTTATAATAAAGTCTAAACAAATAACATATCACTAAAGGATAAATTATGGCATTAAATAACCCTAAACCAAAATATATTAATGGTTCATTATATCCTAATGCAAAGATGACTGTGAGTAAGGACATGAATCCTTATGCAGGAAAATTTGTTAATCAGGAAAAAATTGTTGATACATACACTGCCAGTGCGGAAGGTCCTAAAGTTAAACAAAATTTAGGTAGTGGACCAAAAGGCCAACGCAGTAAAATGCAAATTAAAAAGGTACCTTTTAAAGGTCTTTTTTAATGGAGTGCACAAACTGTGGGCATGGTTGTCATTGCAGTGATGGTAGTACATGTCAAGCATGTGGTTGCAACAACTGTGAACATAAGGTAGACTAACTTTTTTTAAAGGAGGTTTTATGAAACTTTTAAAAGATATATGGCAACACTTGAAAGAGTGGAGCGAGTGGGGCATGAAGGACTGGATTAAGGCCGGGATTGTTGCCATTGTTGTTATTATAGTTCTAGGAAAAATTTCAGGGGCTGTATAATGTTAAACCTCATCAGTGGATTGTTAGGCGGTAAGAATGGAGCCTTAAAACAGATCGCTGGTGTAATTGATGATTTGCATACCTCAGATGAGGAAGTGCTAGACAAAAAGATTTTAATGCAACGCATCCAGCAAAAACTTGCTGAAAAGCAATTGGATGTAAACGCTAAAGAAGCTGGTCACCGGTCCGTATTTGTTTCGGGCTGGCGGCCCTTCATCGGCTGGTGCGGAGGGCTTGCATTATTCTTTGAATTTATTTTATCTCCATGTATAGAATGGTACGCTAAATTTGCAGGATTAGATTTAACTGCTCCTGAAATTCAAACTGGCCCCTTGCTAGCAATTGTCACTTCAATGCTCGGCGTCGCCGGACTCCGCAGTTTTGAGAAGAGCAAAGGCTTAACCAAATAAGGAGAAATTATGGCTAAGAAAAAGAAACAAACACCACTACAAAAAATACAAAAGGAATTAGACAAGCTTGCAGCTCTTCATGCAAAAGAAGAAGCGATAGTTGAGAGGATTGAAGAGATCATTGACGAAGAGGAGGATTTCGACGACACCAACGAAAATTGGGAAGGAACCGATTGAAATGGCAAGACTATCGGCAAAGGATTTAACCGTTCCACAAATGAAAGCTAATGCAGCAGGTATGAAAGCTGTTATTGCTACTAAACCTAAAGGTGATCCAACAGGTATGGGCTTAAGGGGTCAAGATCTAACAGGAGCTGCAGTTAATAAAAAAAAGGGGGGAGCGGTAAAAAAGAAAAAACTAGATATTAAAAAAGCTATTAAAAAACCCGGTTCGTTGCGTAAGTCTCTGGGCATAAAAAAAGGAAAAAAAATTCCTTTAAAGAAATTAAATAAGGCTGCAAAAGCAAAAGGTAAATTAGGGCAGCGTGCTAGATTTGCAAAAACATTAGCTAAATTAAGAAAGAAAAAATGAACTGCTGGCATTGCAACGTCGAGTTAATATGGGGCGGTGACCACGACATAGAGGATGATGAGGATAAGATGGTAACCAATTTATCGTGCCCCAACTGTAAGTGCCGTGTATATGTATATCAACCAAAGGAGGAAGACGCCGATGCCGTTTAAATCAGAAAAACAAAAAAAGTTTTTATTTGCTAATGAACCAGAAATAGCTAAGAGATGGGCAAAGGATTATAAGCATGGTGGTTTTGTGATTGTTAAACCGAGAGGCTTTGGTCGTATGCTACCAAATAAAAGACCCCAAACAAAAATATATACATGACATTAGAGGAAAGAATTATGGAACATGAAGGATTTGTTCCAAAAATTTATAAAGATACCAGAGGATTTTCTACGATTGGGTATGGCCATTTAGTAAAACCTACCGATATATTTGAAGAAGAAGTCGAATACCCTGAAGAAGAACTTTATGAATTATTTTTAAAAGATTTACAAGAAGCTAAAGAAGGAGCCCACACATTGGTGGGACATATTACAGATCTTCATCCTAATGCTTGGGAATGTATTGTAGAGATGGTATATCAACTTGGAACTGCAGGCGTAATGAAATTTTCAAAAATGCTTTTGGCATTGGAAGAAAAAGACTATTTCGAGGCCCACGTACAGATGCTTGACTCGCGCTGGAGTAAACAGACACCAAGAAGATGTGTTGAACTTTCCGAAATAATGAAAAAGTGTTCTTAGATGGATATAGTAACAATTGTAGATTATCTTAAAAAAATAATAAAAACTAGACAAGATCAAGTAAATCAAGTTATAACATCGGATGTAAAAACCTTGGAAGAATATAAGTATCTTTTAGGGAAGTTACATGCTTATAATGAAGTAGTACAGGAACTCACGGACCTGCTAAAAAAACAGGAGCGCTATGAAGATGAAGCCCAAGATTTTGATACCAGAAACTAATATCATTGATATTAACGAAAAACCCTACAAAACAAAAAAAGAAATAGGAAAGGTTCCAGAACCCACAGGTTTTAGGATTGTTTTATTTCCTTTATTACTAGAGAAAAAAACGAAAGCAGGTTTACATCTTACTGACGAAACTGTGGCCGAAGCACAGATAGCTACAAATGTTTGCCGTGTATTAAAGGTTGGACCTGATGCTTACAAAGATAAAGAACGCTTTCCAAATGGAGCTTGGTGTAAAGTAACTGATTGGGTACTCATTACTAAATATGCTGGATCCAGAATTCGCATTGAAGGCGGAGAACTGAGAATAGTGAATGACGATGAAATACTGGCAGTCATTGATCATCCAAAAGATATACTGCCAGCAAGTTTATTTTAGGAGAATATTATGGTTGAAGAAAAAATGGTTCCATTAGATACAAGCGGTAACGATGTCGAAGTAACTTTAAAAGAAGAAGTAAATGAATCAGAGGTTACAACAGAGGAAAGTAATATTAGAGAAATTCCACCTGAAACAAAAGAAGAAGTTAAAGAAGAAGTTAAAGAAGAAGTTAAAGAAGAAGTTAAAGAAACCACCGAAAACAAAGATGAACTAGAGGAATACAGCGCAGGTGTTAAAAAACGTATTGACAAACTTACTCGAAAAATGCGTGAGTCTGAACGACGTGAACAAGCCGCTGTTGAGTACGCAAAAAAAGTTCAAGAAGAAAATTCTAAATTAAAAACCAGATCTTCTGAAACTGATAAACTATATGTTTCAGATTTATCCGCTCGCATTGAATCTCAAATTGATGCGGCTAAAACTAATTTAAAAAATTCTATAACTAACGGGGACGTTGAAGGTCAAGTAAACTATCAACGTGAAATTGCCGCTCTTACTCAAGAAGAAGATAGGGTAGGTAGAGAAAAAAGAAGGCTAGAAAAAATTAAACCAATTGTTGATCCTTCATACGAGGGTCCTCGCAAGGCTGATGGAACTCCAGATAGAAGATCTTATTACTCTAATCCTTCAAGCCCGCCGCCACCAGATAAACGTGCTACAGAATGGGCAGAAAAAAATTCATGGTTTGGTGAAGATCAAATAATGACCTATGCTGCTTATGGATTACATCAACAATTAACTGAACAAGAGGGTTTTGATCCTCGTTCTGACGAATATTACGAAGAAATTGACTTAAGAATAAAAAAAGAGTTTCCACATCGCTTTAAAGATAGTAAGATAGGGGAAAATAGTAGCAACCTGAAACCCGTCCAGGCAGTTGCTTCTGCAAATCGATCGACGAAAACTGGACGCCGAACCGTAAGACTCACGCCTTCGCAGGTTGCGATAGCAAAAAAATTAGGTGTGCCATTAGAGGAATATGCAAAACACGTGAAGGAGGCATAATATAATGACTGAAAAGATAAAAAAATCCCCACGCAAAATTGAGACCCGAACAATAAAAGCTCGCAAGAGAGGATGGGTTCCTCCTTCAAGTTTAGAAGCACCCGATCCCCCCGAAGGTTTTCACCATCGTTGGGTTCGTGCTGAGTTCAGAGGCGAACAAGATGAAAAAAACATTTTGGGTCGTTTACGTTCAGGATATGAATTTGTTAATATAAGTGAATATCCAGGCAGAGTAGATCTTCCCTCCATTTTAGAGGGAAAATACAAAGGTGTTATCGGAGTTGGAGGATTATTATTAATGCGATGTCCGATTGAGGTAAAAGAAGACAGAGACGCTTACTTCAGGCGCTTAACCGACGATCAAAAAACATCCATTGAAAATGATCTCATGAAACAAGAGCACCCTTCAATGCCAATCTCTAAAGAGAGGCAAAGTAGGGTAGAATTTGGTAGAAACAAAAAGTCTTAATGGTTAAGGCCAATGTCTCTATCATATTGTCAAAAGGAGACATATTATGGCTAATATAAATGCGGCTTTTGGTCTACGTCCTTACGAAAGATCAGGCTCAAGTTATAATAACCAAGGCGTGAACGCCTATCCTTTAAACTTTGATGGAGCAACTACTGGTTCCACGTCCTTAATTTGGACTGGTTCCCCTGTGATACCTCTAGCAACTGGTTTAATTGATATTGTTGGTAACGCCAATGGCGGTACTGTACCTTTGTTAGGTGTCTTTATGGGTTGTCGATATATCGCAACTGATGGAACACCAACTTGGTCAGCGTACTGGCCTGGTTATGCAGCGGTTAAGGCGTCTACAGAAGCTACGGCATTTGTCGCTGATAACCCTCACGCTCTCTTTGTCATTAACGCTGATGGTGCGTTAGCAGATGCAGATTTATTTGCAAACGCTAACCTTGCAACAGCAATAACCGGCACTGATACTAGCGGCTATTCACTTGGTGAATTAGCTACTGGTACACTTGCAGCTCCAGGAGCAGCATTAAATCTGAAAATTATAGGATTTGATGATCAAGCTTCAACAGCAGCAGGAGCCGTTGACAAAACAGCAGCAGGCCGATTAGCGGTCGTAAAACTCAACCTCCATTACATGGATTCAACATCAGGAATATAGGAGTAAGATATGGCTATTAATAGAGCACAGCTTGCGAAAGAATTAGAGCCTGGGTTGAATGCCCTGTTCGGTTTGGAATACGCACGCTACGAAAACGAAGCAGCAGAAATTTTTGAAAATGAATCATCAGATAGAGCTTTTGAAGAAGAAGTTATGTTAGTTGGTTTCGGACAAGCTAACGTGAAAGCAGAAGGAGCAGCAGTAGGTTTTGATACCGCTTCTGAATCTTTCACCGCACGTTACACTCACGAAACAATTGCACTAGCATTTGCTTTAACAGAAGAAGCTGTAGAAGATAATTTATATGATACTTTATCTGCTAGATATACAAAGGCATTGGCACGTTCAATGGCTTACACTAAACAAGTTAGGGGTGCTGATGTATTAAACACAGCATTTGCAACAACTGGTGGAGACGGCGTTACATTAGCTAACACTGCTCACCCAACTGCACTAGGTGGAACCTGGTCTAACAGATCTGCGACGGACGCAGATATTAACGAAACCTCATTAGAACAGGCGATGATTGATATTGCTGGTTTTATCGATGAAAGAGGACTAAAAATTGCAATGCAAGGGAATAAATTAATTATTCCAGTAAACATTCAGTTTGTGGTTGACAGAGTCTTGAACTCAACTCTTCGTGTCGGTACCGCTGACAACGATATTAACGCTCTGAAAAATATGGGCATGCTACCAGGTGGTTACACAGTTAACCATTATCTAACAGATACTGATGCATGGTTCGTTAAAACCGACTGTCCTAACGGACTTAAACATTTCACAAGAGCTGCCCTTGCCACTGGCATGGAAGGCGATTTTGATACAGGAAACATGAGATACAAAGCACGTGAGAGATATAGCTTTGGTTACTCTGATCCTCGTTGTGTTTACGCATCTCAAGGCAGTTAGACAAAACTTACACTGGATCCTCCCAGATAGAAGAAGGCGGTTGCAAGACCGCCTTTTTTGTTTTACAACTATCATTGTTAATGTTGGTGAATACACGTCATGAGGACGGTGTATTTACTGGTCAAATTAAAAGGAGACTGACATGACAACACATTTTAATAATGGCGTTACTAACGTGGTTAAAGATAAAAGCCCGTTAAAGAACGCAATGATGCCTGATCCATTTCCCGTTACCAACACACAAGGTGGGGGATATGACTTTCTAGGCCAAACTTCGTTTATGGATGATTTTTATTCAGCCATTACAAGAACAAATACAAGTAATAATGGAAGAGGTTCACCAGGATGGTATTTAAGCCAAACTGCTAGTACTCAAA